TTTAATTCAACTTCAATCTCCAATGCTTTCAATCCATTATTTTGATTTGTGGAGTATTCGTAGTTAGTATTTTTTATCGTTACAGGCATTAAATCTCCATCAGTAATTTCAGGAAAGTATGCATAAATTTGTGGACTTGCAATTAATTCAGCTAACCATACATACTCTTCATCAGTAGGATAATTCATTGTAAGTTTATAAGTCCAATTCATTTTACTACCATAGTTAATTTTAGTGTCCAACCTCCTAATATAACTTACATAAGAATTTTCAGTAACATAATCTTTTCTATTGAATGACTTTCTTTCAATATCCATTGTCAATTTACTTGCTAAATCAAATCTTGCAGTATCAAACATTCCCCATTGATTCATAAAGAATAAATCAATTGAATCATATTTAGGATTACAATCAATATAGACTCTGAATGTATCACTTAAAATTGCTCCAGTATTTGAATTTACAATTGTAACATCATAATAAGCAGTATTACTTAATATCTGAGTTCTCCCTGCTAATGATAATAAAACATTTAAAGATGTTGGACTAATATTAAATTGATAAAACTCATATATTTGAGTTGTAATAACATTATCATTGTAATTAAAAGTACTATAAACAGTATTTGATGCAGTATATTGTACAATCTTAAATCCTATTTCACTACCTTGTGCAGCAGTTCTTTTATATGGGATAATTAAATTTCCATCAAATCTGCAATTCGCTTTTTTAGGTCTATTAGTTAGGAATTTATTATTGAATTGATTTACACCATAATTTTTTCTATTGAATAAAGGAGCTGCATAATTATAAGCTTTTTTTGATCCTGAAGCTTGATTAAGTAAAGTAACTAAAGTCCCACCTGATACATAAGAACCTGAAACATAAGTACCACCTGAGATGTATTCCTCACCAAATCTAATATCATAATTGATAGCAATTTGCCCTGACTGATCAGGTTCTAATATAAATGTATTTTTAAAATCATTATTATTTGTTTGAGCTATAAACCATTCATAAGTCATCTCATTTCTTACTGATGGACCAGCGTCAAAGTAACCATAAGCACTCACAGGATCAGGATAAAGCTTTACCCTTGTTAATTGATTGCCTCCTGCGTAAACATCAAACACATATTTAAAATCAGGTTTACCTGAGCAATCTGATAAAGCAGAACAGAACATTGTATCCTGTACTGTAAAATCAGTATTGCCTAAATTATTTAGCTCTGCATTTATATAACCACTTACTATTGCCATAACTATTTCTTTTTTAATTGTAAACTCAATGCGACATCTTCACCTATTGCTTCAGCTATATCTTGTTCCCAGTTCGCAAACACCTTTTCAAATGCATCGGTGAAGTAATCTGTTTTCTTTATACCGTATTTTTTAATATTGTAGATAAGTGTATCTACTTGCCTATCAATAAGTGATTTCTTCTTAGCAAACTTTATTCCCTTTCTTTCAAGTCCTATACCTCTTGCTTTATCACCTTCAGTAGCACTTACCTTAGCTTTCCCATCTAAAATATATTGTTTAATTGATTTTTGAAATTCCCCATTAGAACTTTTTTTAGCTTTCCTTTTATAACTATAAGGACTTGTAGGAGCATTGTTTGAGCTATACCAACCCTTTACACCTTCATTCACAAAGTCATAATAATCAAGCATTGTAATAGTAAGCTTCTTACCTTCATTATCAACTTGTGGATTAATGGATTCCATTAAGTCTCCTGTTGCACCTACAATCTCTCTTGACTTCATTATTTCTTCAAGAACTTTTTTAAACTCAGCTCCATATTGCTCCAATATATTGGATGCAACAAATAGTTCAAATTGGTCCCTTGTCCCACCTAAACTACTTTCTAATTTATTTAATGCTCGCTCTCGTGCTTTGCTGAAGCTTATCGGCATCGTACTTGTTTTTTACTTTTATGTAAGACAAATCATTTAAAAACTGAAAAACATTCAGCTCCCAAACTTCATTTAAACTGATATTTTCAAATTCGCTAACCAGTTTGGCGTTATACATCCATCCATAAGACCTTTGAAATTCATCAGGTGCTGGTTCAACTCCTCTTTCTCTGTCTGATTGCCCTCCAAAGAGTACTGTAAAACTTTCATTGATTCGCTGAAAACTGCGTAAAAAAAAACACAGGATTGATAGCAATGGTCAAAGTCTGCTTGAAGCATATCTTCAGCATACTTAGAATGATTCTCAGCTACATACTTATCAGGAACCAATCCCTTCCAACTCCACTTCATCGGAGTACACATTGTTGCCATCAACTTATGCAGGTTGCCCACAACATCACTTCCGAAGGTTGCAGTTTCAACATATCTACCTGCAGTCATCTCATTGATCTCAAAGTTTAACCAGTACCATTTACCATTTGCTTTGATTAAATTCTTAGGTTTGCCCTTAGTGATCTGCTTACCTACTTCATCAAAAGCATTCTTAATCTTTAAGCATAACCGGTTGAACTTCTTAACCGACATCTTGTTAATTTCAAACTCACTTTTACCTGTGTAAGCTTGAACCAACAATATTGACTTGTCAATTTCTTCCATCTCCGTTTGTGAGATGGTAAATAAATCTTGGAACATCTTAATTGTCATCATACTAATATGGGAATTTTTACGTTTGTTATCCTATTAAATTAAATATATCTATAAACACCTGAGAATTTGTGGTCATTTTTGCACTTGTTAGCCAAACCCAAAGCATTAACACAGTCATCGTGATAACCATCTGGAGCATTGTATCTCACCCCTGTTGAAGTGTACACATACTCAAAAATCTCTAACTCTGACTTAATCGGTCCTTCAGGGAATCCTATTTCTTGTTTGTGGATTGTAGAAGCAAGTAGCTCCATTAATTGTTGTTTTGATTGTGATGTGTACTTGAACCCATACATCCTTTGAAAGTACCTTTGTAAGTCTTCAGTTATGGCATCACCCACTCCAGTACTATCAATCATAATCGGTTTGTTCCTATCCAAAGTAAGAATGGTTTCCTTAGTTGTTGCCCAATCCTTCTGAAAACGATTGTAGTAAGCTACATTTCCATTTATATCAAGTCCAATGATAACTGTCCAATCCACAGACTTTGCCAAATCTATGCCATAATACATAGGTTCTAAGGGACTTAATGGCTTAGTGCATAAAGTGATGAAGTTACTTCCAAAGGGATTCGCTGCGTTCTCCATTGGATTAGCCATATACTCTTGCTCAAATACTGCTTCAGGTAGTTGCCTTCTTGCATCGTTTACCTCATCTGCATCAATATAGGGATTATCATAAGTAGTGAACTTAAATGATTCCCAATCCTGATCCTGTTTGCAGTATAATTGATAAAAGTAATTCTTACCTCTTGGAGTAGATAGGAATAATGCCCTCCCTTTGTAATCGGTTAAGGTAGGTCTGATTGAATTTAACCACCCATCCTCCAGGTTAGGAATGAAAGAAGCTTCATCCACAACCACAAAGTGAAACTTGCGACCTCTTAGATTGTCCAATCTTTCACCGGTAAAGAACTCTACTGATCCATTATTAGGGAATTGAATGATTAGGTCTGACTTGTTATGCTCAAACTGGACTATCTTAATCAGCTTCTCAAAGAATGTCTTAGCCAGTTTGTAAGTAGGAGTGATGTAAGCAACATTATTTCCTTTGAGTGCTTCAGATATAATTTCAATCTGACTGAGTTCTGACTTGCCAAACCTTCTCCCACACATAATAACTCTGAATCTTGATGAACTGTCAAGTATTCTTTGTTGGTTAATATGTGGTTCTGAAAGTTCAATCCTCATTTATCATTTGTTAAAGTGTCTTATGTTGCACATTTACCTATGCAATTTGTGTAAGATATTGCATATTATAATATGGAATTTGTGTAAAATTTCATTCATTATATCTGTATTGTCAGCTTCAAACTGACTTATACGCTATAAGATATAATTTGCACAAAGTGCCGATTTTTATACCCTTTTGCATATAATTACTTAATCATCCAATTCATCTTCACTTTCAGGACCATCTGATGGATTCCATTTCATTATAATATTGTTTTGCCTTTAATAAATACAACTTCTATCTTGCCAGTATTCTCTACTGATTGAGTTTCTTTAGGTTTCCCAAAAGCACGATTGATGATAAGCTCAAAGTTCCATAATGAACCCTTT